TTCGAGTTCGCCTTTGATCCTGACAGCATTTACTTCAGAGGAAGTATAATGCCTGTTGCGAGGGCCCTGTTAAGGGGCGTTTTCCTCGATGATCAAAGGCTTGTAGCCCCACTAGCTCAGTGGAAGCTGGATCCATTCGGCAGACACGGACCTGGTGCGGTAGCAGATGGTTCGACAGGCGCACAGAAGTGGCAGATGACTACTTCTCAAAGAATCCAAAAGGATCTCTTTCGGAGTACTCATGGTCTCCTAACGACAGTTGATGACTGTTGCGAAGTCGACCCTACTCTTATGAGTAGACTCTGCGCGGTTCCGAAGGACCTGACTAAGTATCGTCAGATCTGTATAGAACCGAAAGAGATGATGTTCGCTCAACAAGGGCTTATGCAGGTCCTTGTTGACGTGATACATTCGTCTTTCTTCTGTAGAGGAGCGATTGACTTATACGATCAGTCGAAAAACTACTTCGCTTCGCGGCGAACTAACGTTTCGACGATCGATCTAAGCAACGCAAGTGACCTGCTGAGTTTGAAACTTTGCAGGGAACTGCTCCCTAAGGAGCTCTTCTCTCTTCTAACGCGGTACCGCACATCAAGTATAGAACTTGATGATGGATCGGTACTTGCCTCGTATAAGGCGATGGCTACAATTGGAAATGCTTTATGCTTTCCCGTTGAGTCAGTCGTCTTCTGGGCTCTCTCACTGAGCGCGATGCTCTGTGAAGAGGTTCGACTTGGGACCTATACGTCGATTTCTGAGGTAGTTTGGGTTATTAATAATAACCCGAAACCTCTTATTCGGCGTTTCCGTCTCCGAGTCTTCGGTGATGATATAATCATCCCCACACAGTATTTCATACCTGTGTGCGAAGCGTTAGAATGCGCCGGACTAGAAGTCAACCAAGGTAAATCGTGCTACAGCCTCAATACTCCCATTCGGGAGAGCTGTGGCGCGTTCTGGTGGTTTGAAGAGGACGTTCGAATAGTCCGCTTCAAATGGTCCAAGATTACGGATGTCCTTGAGTTTGTCTCGCTTATCGAGAACGTACTCGATCTGCAACAGATGGGATTCGTATCCACATCTGAGACCTTGCACGCACTCGCTACGCAAGTCGCACCCTATCCGATGTCTTCTCCGGAATCCATCCGGGAAGGAATAAGGAATGGTTGGATCCGCTGGCATCGAAAGACCCAGCAGCTCCAGGCGCGTGTACCTCGATTAACAGTAACCGAGGACTCAAGTCTCCTTCCGGGTGATGTAGCAGTCTTTGCCTACTTCACCCAACAGGCTACTCGACCGTTCTCCCTTACGGACACGCAATGTGTAAAGTGGGAGTGGGTTCCTATATACCTCTTACCGAGGATATAAGGCGCCAGAGGGGGGAGTCGTTCTAACGACTTCGCGGCTTTGTCGTCCGCTGCGCTGCTCTTCCGCGGTGCTTTTCCCTTCTGTTGGGAGATTGCACTGCAGGGGCAGCGCCCCC